TGAGCTTGCGACATCATTTCACAGGTTATCTTAATATCTCCCTTGTATCCTTCTAAATCATCAACGTGGGTTATCTTATAAATACATTTACGGAAAACAACAATCATATGCGGCCTTATATCTTCCCGCCAGTTGATTGTAAAGACGGCGTTTGCTATGTAGCCCTCCATATATGCGGAAAAATATTCACTACCGCCTGTGCTCCGGTAATGCGCCCAAATCTTGCCATTTGTTACGGGCGTATAATCCCGAATATTAAACCCTGCCTTGTCTGTCCTTTCCTCCGCATCATGATAAATCATTATTTTCTTATCTTTTATATGATTAAAATTACGCTTCCCTGACGGCATAACCGCTCCCCCTTACGCTAAATTAACAAAGTCCTGATAATGCTCCATAAGCCCGACATAAGCGTCCAGTAATGAAGCCGTGCCGTCTATACGCTGTGTGGCGGCTTGGTTCTTTATCGGCACAATGTTGCCGTTCCTGTCCGTGACAACGCCCGTATTGCATAAACACCATTTAAGGATAGGGTGATTGTTATAATTAATCTTCTTGGCTTGTAAGTCCGCGCCCATCTGTTGCATGGGCAGGGATAGGGACTTTGCGCCCTGTATACAACGTACCATCTTAAAGCCGTGACTTTCCATTTCTTCCACCCAATACTTAGCGGAATAGCTGTCGTAATAAATCCATAAAGGGCTTATGCCGTAATCGTTCAGCATTTCTAAAAACCATACCGTTATATCCCCATAACTGATACTGTTACCGTGACATAGCCGTAAATAGCCTTGTGAGAGCCATATGTCATAAGGCACTTTATCCTCACGGACACGCTTTTCAAAGTTATCGGACGGCAACCAGTACATTTGATGTACGCACCGTTTCCCCGTATGCTTATCCATTAAAAGAAGCGTGGCGCATGTTAAGTCTGTTGTAATGGATAAATCCGCGCCGCCTATGGCGTATTTGTTCTTGAAATCGGCAATATCAAAGGTTTCCTCGTTGTTTAAATCATCAAAGGATAACCACGCGCTTGTAATGGTATCCCTTATATTAAAATCCTTTGTTAAAATGCCGCTTAGTTCCCGTGGGCTGTTCTTAGCTTTTTCAACCTCGCGCTGTAGGTAATCAATCTTTTTCATAATGCCAAGGCCGGGGTTAGCTTTCGCCCAGGCTTCCGGCGTTCGCCATTCTTCCCGGTCGTCCAATTCATACAAGATAGGCAGAAAATTATCATCGGTAAATTTACCCTCAACAACATTAACAGCATACGAATACATATCGTCAAAGATACATTCCCGAACTGTCCCCGCCGTGGTTATCATAATCAACATAGGTTGACGGCGCGCGCTCTGGCTCTTCTGCATAACCTCATACAAGCCCCGGTCTTTTATGCCGTGTAATTCATCCACAATAATTAAATGAGCGTTAAGGCCGTCCAGCGTGTCGCTGTTCTTCCCTAACGCTTGGAACTTGGACATATTTAAACCAAAGTATAAATCCGTCTTGCGCTTCTTTATATGTTTCGACAGGGACGCGCTTTGACGGGTCATATTGTAGGCTTCATCGAAGATAACCCTTGCTTGGTCTTTCTTTGTGGCAACGCTGTAAACCTCGCAACCACTTTCACCGTCTGCCATAAGCATATACAGGGCTATACCGGATAATAGGGTACTCTTGCCGTTTTTACGCCCACATAAAAACATAGTTTCCTTATATCGCCTTATGCCCGTAGAAGCGTCCACAAAGCCAAATAACGCGCTTATATATGCCTTTTGAAATAGCTCAAGGGTAACAGGCTGATTAGCCCATTCCCCTTTAGAGTGCTTACAGAACTGCTCTATAAAGGATATAGGCTTGACAGCTCGGGCTTCATCGAATACATAACGGCTATCAGGGCAAGCCATATCTTGTATAAGCCGTTCATACTGCCGCCTTACCCGTTTAGATACGATAACCGCGCCGCTTTCAATCTGTTTCCAGTATTCCGTTATATAGTTCATGTCTTTATGAAATCAATCAGTGGGTCTGCTGGCTGAATCTCGGCGGGTTTGGGTAATAAGTCCGTTAACTGCTTTATTAGCTGGCTATATCTCATAATAGTGGTATTATAAGACTTTAGCGCGGGATTTTCTTTTTCAGTTTTGCCACGCCCTGCCCACACCGTAATGATTGCCCCGTCCTTTTCTACACTCTTTTTAAGTGTGTCCAGCGTACCGTCAAGGAAAACTATTTCATTTAGAATCTTTTCGGCGGCTTCGCGCCTGTCCGGTGACATATCCTCAATAGATTTTTTAATCTCCACCAAGTCAACCGTAGTCTTGTCAAATGCTGACATCTGCACTCCTTCTTTCTTCATAAACCTTGAAAACTAGGGATAATCCCATGGAGGGGTTTTCCTTTCTCCCAATGTCGGTTCACGCCGCCGGCATTTTTTCATGAAGGTGGGGGGACTACACGGACGCGCCAGCGGCGGGAACGCGCGGAATAATCATTCCATTACTATCAAAAGTGTAATCCCCCTCAGCCTGTTCCCTGTGTACCGCAAAGTGACAGTCCCGGCACAGGCTCACTAAATTATCCGGGTTTAAACTAATATTCGAATCATTAATATTCTCAGCAGTCAACGACACCTTATGATGCACTTCCTCCGCTGGCCTACCGCATGTCTGGCACATGTAATAGTCACGGCTCAATACATATATCCGCGCACTTTTCCACTGTTTACTTTTATAGAACTTACATGCGAACGCGCGTGGCACGTTTCCCCCACCATTCTTTTTTGATTACTTCATCCTCAACCGCGCTTGTACGTGTCCGATTAAACTCACGCGCACCAACATGCCTATATACGCCATAGTAGCCGTAATCTTCACCTATCTGCCTAACTTCACGGTTTATCCGCAACTTACCCAACGCCGAACGCCTTACATCGTAAAGAATATGCTCCTTTTCGGCTCGAACCTTTGCCAGAACGCTTATATCAACGCCCTGTAAATAATGCTCGTGTACAACGTCATATTCCCTGTTGGTTAGCGCTTTCTTAACGACAGGCCACAACACGCGCCGTAACTCGTCACGCTCTACGGCTTCCATTGCGCTGTTATCGGTATCGGCGATAACGTCTATAAGGTTGTAATCTTCATAATCCCCGAACGGCTTATCAAGTGAATCTGCGTCAAAGAGTTTTAAAGCCTGTTCCAACTCGTCAACCTTTTCAGCCGTAACATTCAATTCCCGCGCAATCTCCCAGTTGTACGGCATTCGCATAAGCGATAATTCAAGTTTCTTTTTCGCTTGCCGGAACGGTTTTAACTGCCGCCTTAAATGTATGGTTGTATTCCCATACGCGCCCACTTTATTCAATTCATGCAGAATAGCGTACTTCGCACGGAATTTTATGTGTATTTCAAAACCCTCGCCGCATTTCTCAAATGCGTATGTTTTAAAAGCATCATGCAAGCCAAAATAAGCCATCTGCATTAAATCATCCATATCAACCCCATACCGGATATATTTCCTACATACGCCGCGCAATAATGGCTTATACCGTTCGTAATCCTCATTGCTGATTAAACCGTCCATATAATCACCGCGTTTTACGTTGCCATAACGGCATAGGCCGCCGCAAGGACTTTCCTGTGCATTTGCTTGATATAATCCTCTGTGCTGTTCATTTCCGCCGCTATATGCTTGAACATCATAAAATGCTCATACCGCAATTCAAGGAAAAGCTTATAATTGCAAGGCTCGACACGCGCAATTACGTCCGTAATTTCCTTCTTCACCCGGATTAATTCATTGAGTTGTTCAGCGTATTCATCAATCAACCCTAAAGCCGATTCGTTGTTCCCTTCGCAAACGCTGTCACCCGCCAAACACTGTATTTCATGAATCTGTTGCCGCTTAGCCCTAATCCGCTGGTCAAGATAAAAAGCCCGTGACAAAAAATCCTTTGCGACATTCGCTTCCCGTCTTTCAGCCGCTAGTTTATCAGCCGCCCTTTTTTCGTTCATCGTCCGTCTATCCTGCCACGTTTGGTACGATACCCTTGCCCCTCTCATAGCGGCTTCCTTGTGTCCTTATTACTCTCATTATCGCAATAACGGCATTTAAAATGTTCCTCACAGCTGTCCGAAAGGAAAACAAGCTCGCCCTTAATATGGCACATAACATCACCGTCCGCGTCCTCATCATCCTCCGGTACCGGCTCCCCGGCGTGGATGCAGAAGTCACAAATAGGATAACAAGGATATTTAACGGCAATCGTATCCGGTACGCTCTCTATCGCCGCTTTTAATTGTTCTAGCGACGATTGTTCTATATATGATTGCGAAAATAAAACCGAACCGCCCCTACTGCAATATTTCATATCCCGTTCAAACTCGGTAAACCCTGCTTCCTTTAACAATTTAAGCTTTTCTTCCATACTTAACACGCTCCTTATCTTCTTTTAACCGTATAACTCAAAGCCGCCAACAGATTATTTATTGTTTTTTGAAGTTTTTCCGTGTCCGTCCCATCGGCGTTATACCATAACTGTAATAAAAATCCGGCAACGGTCCTGGCAAGCGGTGAATAGTCCCAATGCTCCAGTGCGGCTTGCGGTACCGCAACATACCCCGTAGTAACTTCCAAATACCCCGGTATGGCTTCAAGGAGAGGATAAATAATAAAATCATTATCCGTCCCATCAAGCCGCAATATGTCCCGCGCTTCTTCTATGCGTAGTATCATGACGTAAGCGTCAAATTAACAAAGGCTTCCGGCAATATCGGCTTACCGTCACATACCGCCAACGCCCTATAATCAATTAAACCACGCCTGAACGAACTGTCCCGGCTCACTTCCAGCATAATGTCCTGCGGATAGTTAAACCCGTAATACTGGAAGTTCCCGTATATAACCGTATCGTCCGGGATGAAATCATCAACCACAATCGAATGGCCTAATATCCTGTTAGCGTCACCGTCTTTAGGCTCGTTTAACATAGGCCGCCCATTACCGTCAACAATCGCCATTATCCTGTTATACAGCGTGGCGTTGTTCATAGCCCAGGCCGCGCCCGAAGAATACCCGCGCATCAGCTTTGCCGCCGTAGCCAGCAACGTAGCATAAGAAGCCGCACCGCTATGTGTGTTCGTGATAACCCCTGCGTTTAACAATCCTTTGGGCTGGCCTGAACCAGTGCCGCTGATTGTCGCCATTTGCATAGCCGTAATCATCGTCCGCACAAGCTCGGACTGCAGATAGCTTTCAAACGCCTGTATACTCATCGTCCGCGCCGCCGCCGACATGCTGAACACCTTCATCAGCTCAAAGGCGTTAAAGATAACGTTTGTCGGCTTCTTATTACTCGGCTTAACCTCCGCGCCCTCGATATGCCATTCAGCCGCATCTTCCGGCGTGGCAACAGGCACGGCAAGGTTAGCGGGCATATCAAAACGCCGCACCAGCGACAACACCGCGCCCATATCAACCGCTTTCTGGAATATCTCATTTAATGTCTGCGTAGGGATAACCGCCGCCGCTTCAGACTGGTTAATAAACGCCGCCCGTTTTTTCGTTGCCATTATCCCCCGCGCACGTTTGTATGCCGCCGATTCTTCCGGGTTCAAGGGCTGTTCAAGCATCGTCTTAAAGAACGCGCTCCGATATTCCCGGCTGGAGAACACATCACCGCTGACCGCTTGCGCGGAACTGCCAAAGCTCATGCCCGTAACCGGGTTAAATGCCCTTTGGTTAAGAGCGGTTTGTACTTTCTTTATGACAGAGCGTTCCTCCGTTTCCCCGTTTTCCTCTGTCGGCCCTTTATCCTCAACATTAACCTTAGCCTGTATCAATCCTTCTAACTCAATGTTTAAAGCGGGTATATCCCCGGTCGGGTCGGTGTGAATCTCCATATCAATCTCTGCCGCCCGTTTTTCTATGTTCGCAAGGGAAAACTTGCGATAATGGTTAAATGCTTCCTGTACTGTCTTAAATTTCATTGATTTTTTACTTCCTTTCGTCATATTTTGTAATGCCGTCCGCGCCTCAACGCTCGTTTCAGGGTACGCCGGGAACGGCACTATTGAAATCTCGTAAACCTTGCTGACCTTCAATATTTCCCGTGTGTGCCCGTTCCACCTATCGCCGCCCGGCGGTATCTTAAAGGAAAAACTCATACCGGACAAATCCCCGCGTAATACTGCCGTATGTACGCCCCGCCCCTCTTCCGTATCGGGTAGCAACGCCGCCATTTCAAGCCCTGCCGCGCCTTTCATCAGCTGCATTGTCTTAGGTGTCCGCGCCAGCGGTACTTTGTTTAAATCATGGTTATACAGCAAGCGGCAATCGCTCAAATCTGCCGAATCAAGCGCACCGCGCCGGATAACCTCTATATAACGCCCTGCCGGGCTGTCAATCACTGTGGGTGTGTCGTAAACAACAGGCACACCCTTTATATAAAGAGCGTCTGACCCTTTCGGGTTATCGGCCCTTATTTCACATATCCGTTTTTCCTTCATCCTGTTCAACCCCCATCTGATACATATCCGCAATATTACCCGAAACATTATTTAAAGACTGCATAAACTCATCCCCGCCCTCGACACCGGGCAAATTCATAATCTCCCGCGCTTCGTTCCTCGTCAACAGCTTCAACGGCGCAAGCACCCGGATTAATTCAATTTTTGTCCTCGCGCTGGCATACTGCAGGCGGTTGGCTTC